AGCCGGGGATTAGAATTTTCATGGTTCGGTGAGGTCGTGGATCTGGCCTATCCAGCCGGGTGGGAGCTTTTGGGCGTAGCTGTTGAGGGCGTAGAATCGAAATTCGCGGACGCTCTCAGGGTCTTGACACCAGCAGGCTCGGGCTGGCTCTGGGGAAAAGCTTTTCCCTGGGATTGAGCGAAGGCGACGGGGTTGCTGGGGCACATTCCAAAAAATTGTTTGAGGGCGGCAACGACGACTTGGGAGCGGGATAAGTTGTTTTGCTCGGCGTAGGCGCTCACGAGGTCGTGCAGGTCGGCAGGGAGCCGGGTGTCGATCTTTTTGTGATTCACGCCGCCAATGTCGGACAATTTCAGAAAGACGCAATTATTTTTATTTGACTTATCAGACAAACGCAGACAAAAGTGAGCGCGCATGAGTCAACAAATAAAACACCAACGCGTGACAACAAGGCTTCCCGAGCCGCTCTGCGAGCGGATTCGAGAGCAAGCGGAGAAACAAATGTGCAGCGCTTCGGACATCATTCGGCAGTCGCTGCTGGCTTTTTTTTCTAGTGAATGTCAGACAAACACGGAACAAAACAGACATGCCTCGGAGGTGCCAGTATGATCCAGCGCAAGCGGCTTTGGTATGTGGAGGGACTAAATGCCCTCCGGCACAAGGTGGGTGAATATTTTTGGACGGCTTCGAGCTCGGAGGCGCGGATGGAGTGGAGCCTTCGTTTCGGGGGGATTCCAACCCACTGGAGGTTGGAGAAATGAGCGGGGCGGATTTTTTACGCTTGGCGGGCTATGCCTGGGAGTTTGCCTGGCTGATGGGCCCGGCGGTTTTTTTGGCGGGGCTGACCTGGAGGGTTTCCCGATGATTGAAAAGCATTATTCGCCGACGGAGCTGGCGAAGATCCTGGGGATTTCGCGGGCGGGAATGCACCTCCGGCTTCATGATGGGACATTCGGCCATGTCCGGCTCGGGGATCGGGTGTTGATTCCTGAGAGCGAGGTCCAGCGGGTGCTGGATCAGTGCCGGATCGAGGGAGCCCACGCCCGGCCAGCTCGGCCAGCGCACCGACGCAATCTTTTTGCCCACGCCTAAGCCATGCCGGACCCTGCCGCCGATCCGGCTTTTTTTTGTGCCAAAAATTCTGATGGGGTAAATACCCCAGAGGGAAACACCCCATTGCAGGCCGTGAAAACCGCCGCTGCCGCCGCGCCTTTTCTTTTTTCTGAGGAGGAAATCGGGGCTGAGAAACTGGAAGCCACGGGAGAGTTCAGCGGGGAAAGGCTGCTGGCTCGAAAGCCGGAGACTTACCGGGCCGTTGTGCGGATGTTGGCCGAGGGGTTGAGCATGTCGAGCATTGCCCGGGCTCTGGGAGTGTCGCGCAACACGGTGGCGGCTGTCCGGGAGCGGGAAGGGTTTTCTATAGAGCAGGATAAAAAAGAGCTTCTGAGGGATTTTCGCAGGGCTGCCCGGCTGTCGGTCGAAAGGGCGATCGAGTTGGTTCCGCACATTCAGACGGCCAAAGATGCGGCGATCGTAGCGGCAGTGATGACCGACAAGTTGCAACTACTGAGCGGCGAGGCGACGAGCCGGGTAGAGAAAGTCGAGGTCAACCAGGACAAGCTGGCAGAGATGTTGGCCTCGCTGCCGGTCTTGGAAGCTGAGCTTGTCCCGCTAACCGGTCCAAGCGCCGCCGCGCCGGAACAAAAGGGGGGCGCTGCCCTGCCTGGCGTGATGCCTGCCGGGCTTGGCTCTGATTCGTTATCAGAAGGTCTGCCCTCGTTTACAGATAAAAGCTCGGCGATGTCCGCCACTTTGTCCGCCACTTCGCCCGCCGCCGCCGGTGTCGAGCCGGTCGAGGGCGAGGCCGGGCTGGTCGATCAGGAGGGGGGGGAGGGGGTCGCGGATTTTGCACCCCCCCCATCACAACCCACTGGTTTGGGTTCACAGAAAATTTTTGACAAAGGGGTCTCTGATGCCCCGCAGGACGCTTCGGATTCATCCACCCTACCATGAGCACTAAAAATAAAAAAAACGCCGCGCCGGAGCCTTCTCCGGCTCAGGATACGCCGCCCGCCCAGCCGGTGCCGGAGTATATCACCGCCCGCCTCCTTGGGCATGAGATCAACAAGGAGTTCCTGACCCTCTCGATTCCGGACGGGGCAGGGGGGTTCTCGCGGGTGCGGATGCGCGTGGCCCGCCGACTTGCCCATTGCTTCAAAAAAAACGCCGTCGTCCGTGTGCGCCGCACGAACGATCCACTTGTAGTCGAACCCTTTCCCTCGATTTTATGAAAAAACAACCCGTTGTTCTCTACTCCACCCCCTCGGAATCAGTGGCTTTGTTCCGCCGATTTCTCGAAAAACAATCCCCCCGCGTCACCGCCGCCGCCTTCCTCTCTGCCCTTCGCGCCCGCCGCCATAGGAGGTCCCTATGAAGTCCCGCCTCGTCGTCATAGACACCGAGACTGGCGGCCTGGATCCCGAGCGCCACGCCCTCCTGAGCGTCGCCGCCGTGGATAGCACGGATGGCGAGGCATTTGTCGGCCTCATCCGCCCCCACGCCGATTGGATCACCGAGCCCGAAGCCCTCGCCAAGAACGGCTTCACCCTCGAATTTCTGCAAAAAAACGGACGCCCCGAGCGCGAAGTCCTCCAAGACCTCGCCCTCTGGCTGGCCCAGCGCCGGTTCAGCCTCCTTGCCGGGTGCAATGTCGCCTTCGACCGCGACTTCCTCAAAGCCGCCTTCGCCCGCCACGGCCTGACCTGGCCTATGCACAAGAGCATCGACCTCCAAGCCGCCGCGTGGCTCGCCTACGAGGCCGGTCGGCTCCCGCTCCCCGAGGGCAAAGACGGCCTGCCCCGCCTCAGCCTCGACCACATCGCCGCCGCCATGGGCTTCTCCCGATCCAGCAGCGTCCACAACGCCCTGGAAGACGCCCTCATGACCACCGCCTGCCTCCGCCGCCTCATCGACCGCCTCTCCGCCCCCACCATCGTATGAAAAAAAACGGCCAGCATTTCCTTGAAAACTACGACCGCGACGACGCCCGCGCCGGTTGGAAATTTCCCTCCAATGGCGGCAAAGACATCGACGCAGCCTGCCGCCGCTGGATCGAAAAAAACACCCCCCCCTCAAAAAAGAAACGCCGCTTCGGCTCCTACTAATTATGAACGCAAAAATCGAAAGCGAAATCTGGGACGACCCCGATTTCATGGAACTCCAAGACACCGAAAAGCTCGCCGTCTTCTGGGTTCTCACCAAAGTCAACCTCCTCGGCTATGTCGAGATCACCCCTCGGAAGTTCTCCCGCGACATCGAAGCCCCTTTCCATGTCATCGAAGGAGCTTGCAAGGGGCTTCCGAGGGGCTTCGTCCGCACCGAGCGCGGCGTCTGGTGCCGCAACTATATCCGCAAGCAATTCGGTTTCGGGCAGTCGCTTGTGCGTTCTCACATGGCAAAAAGCATCCGCAAGCAAATGGAGAATGTTCCCGAAGAAGTCTGCCTTTTGATTCTGCAAGAATATCCCGAAATCTCTCCATGCCCGAAGGGCCTTGGTAGCTCCTTGGAAGCTACAATAGAAAGAGAAGGAGAAAGAGAAATAGAAAGAGAAGGAGAAACTCTTTTGCTCGAAGCCGAGACTTCCGCCCCGGCAACTCCCGATCCTCTCCTGACACGAATCCGAAATCTCTTCAACCTTCGAGACTCCACCCCGCTCGACACTTCCTCCCTCCGAGCTTGGGAAAAAAATAAAAAAAGCGCCGCGGCCCTCACCGAAAACGAGTGGCGCACCCTCGAATGGGCCTACCGCCAAAAAGAAGGCCCCGCCGCGCAGTTCCGCCGCAAGGACTTATCCACCCTGCTAAACAACCTCCTCGCCGAAGTCACCCGCGCCCGCGATTGGGCCACCCGCTCCGGCTACCACCCCAGCGCCGCCGCCTCCGCCCCCGTCGAACCCACTGGCTGGCGAGACCTTATCGAGTCCGAACACCCCGAATGCAACCTCACCACCTGGGCCGCTCTCCCCGACAGCATGAAAGCCTGGGTGCGCGAAAAACAACGCGAACTTTCCGCAGCCTAAACAAAACAAAAACAACATGATCCACTACATCGAAACCATCCAAGAACCCACCGAAGGCCCCCGCGTCGTCACCCGCCACCACCCCGATTGCGTCAATGACTTCCTCCGCTGGCAGGTCGGCATCTACACCGCCCGCCCCGTCGAAGAACCTCTCTATGAGACCATTTACGACGAGAATGGCCAGCCCATCCTCACCGAGTCCGACGCCATCCAGCACCGCCTCATCGGCTACGAGACGAACCCCACCGTCTTTGTCAAAGTCTTCCACCTCCTCGGCTTCGGCGCGGATCTCAAAATCGCCACCGCCGCCGCCGCACCCAAGCTCGCCGCCCTCGCCGCCTGAGATGAAAAACTCCCTACCCGAAAACCTCCTCGCCGAGCGAGCCGTCCTCGGAGCCGCCATCGCCGATGGCCGCCACGCCGATGCCGTGTTGGAAGTCGTGAGTCCCGACCAGCTCACGCACCCCGCCCACCGCCTCATCCTCGCCTGCCTCGCCACCATGCGCCAGGAGGCCCGGCCCGTCGATCTCATCCTCGTCACCACCGAGTTGGAAAAGCTCGGCCAGCTCGAAGAGTGCGGCGGCCATCTCGGCCTCACCGAGTTAGCCCAAGACCTCGCCGTCACGGCGAACTGGCGCTACTACGCCGCCGAAGTCCTCGACATCTGGCGACGCCGCTCCATGCGCCAAGCCGCCCTCGCCATGGCCGAAGCCGCCAACGACCCCGCCCTTACCACCGACGACGCCATGGAACGCTGCGAAGTCGCCCTCTACGGCCTCCGCGAGCAATCCACCAGGGGAAACCCCGTCTCCCATTGCAAAACCGCCGTCCTCGCCGCCGTCGATCACATCGAGAAAGTCTATGCCAACCGAGGCCAATGCGTCGGCCTCTCCACCGGCATCCACGATCTCGACCGCTCCACCGGCGGATTCCTCGGCGGCCAGATGATCATCATCGCCGCCCGCCCCGCCTGCGGCAAATCCGCCCTCGGCATGCAATTCGCCCTCCACGCCGCCATGGAAGCCGCCGTGCCCACCCTTGTCTTCTCCGTCGAAATGCCCAGCACCGAACTCATGGTCCGCGCCCTCTGCTCCGAAGCCGGGGTCGATCTCCAGCGCATCCGCGACGGCTTCCTCGGCACCGCCCAGCTCTCCGGCGTCGGAGCCGCCGCCGGGCGACTCGCCCAGGCCAAGCTCTACCTCGACGACACCCCCGGCCTCACCGTCGCCCAATTCCGCTCCCGCGCCCGCCGCGCCAAGACCCAGCACGGCCTCGGCCTCATCGTCGTCGATTACCTGCAATTCATGCACGGCAGCAGCAAGAGGGCAGGGGAGAGCCGCGCCCTCGAAGTCAGCGAGATCAGCAAAGCCATCAAGACCACCGCCAAAGAGTTAAACATCCCCATCATCGCCCTCGCCCAGCTCAACCGCGACGCCGACGAAGGCAGCAAGCCGAAGCTCTCGAACCTCCGCGAGTCCGGCAGCATCGAGCAAGACGCCGACACCGTGCTCCTCATCCACCGCCTCGACAAAAACAAAAAACGCGACGCCGACGAAGAGCCCATGGATCACAACACCCTGCTCATCTTGGCCAAGCAAAGAAACGGCCCCACCCCCGAAATCAAACTCAACTTCATCGGCCAGCACACCGTCTTCCGCAATGTCACCGAAAAACAATACAGCAACAACCAGAACGAAAGACAGAAATGAAAACATACTTAGTAAAATGGGCCAACGGAGATTTCTCCATTTTAACAGCAGAAAATGAATACGACCTGTTTTGGGCAGTTGATCAAGAAGGTGATCCGACAGGTTTCAAGACTAAAGTTTACGAGCTTCCGGAATATTTTCATATAGCATTTGAAAAGAATGTAAAAGGAAAATTTGTTTCAAACTTTATAAATTATCCAGAAGGAAAGAAAAAAGTCAAATTTCAATCAGCAGAAAGCTATTACTAAAATGAAAACATCCATCCAATGGCACCCCGCCAGCACGCCGCCTGACACCGACATCACCGTCCTCGTCCACCTCGCCGATGGCGAAGTCTGGACCGGCTTTCTCGACGCCGACACCTGGCGCTATGTCAGCGGCGACCGCATCGAAGCCGCAGTCCTCCACTGGGCCGACTTTCCGCCACCGCCAACCGCCAAGCCCAAACCCACCAAATGAAAAACTCCATCGACCCCACCATCGCCTGTCCCGCCTGCCGCCGCGAGTGGCAGGACCACCCCGGCGTCGCGCATTGTTGCCGACTCGCCACCGAGTTAGCCGCCAGCCTACGCGCCATCCTCACCTATGTCCGCCCGCCCGAATACACCCGCGACATCGGCGAGCAGGAAATCTACTTCGACCTCATGGAAAACGCCCGCCGCCTCGTCGTCAAAGCCGGGCACTTCCAAAACCTCCCACCGGAACCCCACCTATGAGCGACACCCCCGAAACCGACAAACTCCTGGCCGATTGGCTGAAAGGCCGCAGCAAAAAGATCCCGGATTTCGCCGCCCTCGCCCGGCGGCTGGAGCGCGAACGCGACGCAGCGCGGGAGCAAGTGGAAGAACTCACAGCCGTCATCAAAGGGCTCCGCGCCATCATGCGCCAGGAGGGCGCGAAATGAGCGACACCCCTGAGACGGACGCCAAAGTTTCCGGACACATTGGATTCTATTCGTGTGCAACGGTTCCCGCTGAATTGTGCCGCCGCATGGAGCGCGAGCGCGACGAGGCGCGGGCAGATTTAGAGTTTCGGCGTGGGCTTGACGGGGCGAGAACGGCGTTTGTTGTTGAAGCAAGGCGCGAGCGCGACGAGGCGAGGCAGCAATACGACGACCTTGCAACCGAGCATGTGCTGGCAGTCAATAAACTCGCCGAAGAGCGCGACGCAGCGCGGGAGCTGGCACAGCAAATGTCGGAGTCCAACCAAGTGCTCATGGCGGATGTTCGCTTTTACCGAAACGCATGGGAGCAACGCAGGGAAGCCGCCAAATGACCTGCCCCACCTGCCAAGCCCAGACCAGCGTGGCCGCTTGCCGGACGGAGGGGCATCGAGTCCACCGCCTGCGCGAGTGCCCCGCCGGGCACCGCTTTTACACCTTTGAAGCGCCCGCAACAGGGCGGTATCCGTGGCCTAAAAAACCAGCCAGCAAACGCTACAAGCCCAAGCCCAAGCCCCCCAGCCGTTGGCTCACCCGCATCGCCGCCTTCGTTTCCGCATGACATACCTTGAAGAATTCCAAAACGACATCAAGCGCCATGGCCTATCCGAATATCGCGGCCCCTACCGCGACTTGATCCGCATCATCGTCAACATTCGCCTCCGCCGCCTCCTGCAATCCCTAAAGCCATGAACTCCCTCCGCGACTACCTCACCGCCCGCCGGTTCGATCCCGACCACGCCCTCAATCTCCTCCAAGACCACGGCATCATCTCCGACCTCTGCATTACCCCCGAAGATGTCGGCGACGCCGGAAAGGCCGTGGCCTGGTTGAGCCTCCGCGAATCCGAACTCAAATCCTCCTCTGTGCCCTCTGTGTCCTCTGTGGTCAAATGATCCCCCAAACCCCCAACCCCGTCATCCCCTCCATCGAAGTCGAAGGCCGCCGCGCCGATGGCTCCTTCGTTGTCCGCTACCGAGGCCAAAAGCTCGCCGCCACCGAGGCTCAACTTCTCGCCATCCACCGCGAGCGCGAGGAGCAAATCGCCCGCATGGTCGAAGACCCGTGGCGCTACGGCTGGCTGAACCCCGCCTGGCAGCGAGCCGATTCCGCCTACGACAGCCTCCGCGAGAAATTCCCCCAAGGCGTCACCGAACTCCTCATCCTCGGCGGCAACCGCTCCGGCAAGTCCCGCTACTTCGCCCGCCGCGCCATGCAGCACCTCGTCGAAAAGCCCGGCGCAAAAGTCTGGTGCCTCCAATCCACCGAAGCCGCCAGCATCCAAAACCAACAGCCCTATTTGTGGGAGTATCTTCCGAAGGAATGGAAGCCCTCGGCCTCCGGCAAACTCAAAAAAGGGGCCGTCGCCAACATCACCTATTCGCAGAAAGGCGGCTTCACCGAAAACTCCTTCGTCCTGCCGAATGGCTCCCAATGCTGGTTCAAGTTCTACAGCATGGATGTCACCTCCATAGAAGGGGCTGAGTTAAATTTTTGTTGGGCAGACGAGCTGGTAACCCCTGACTGGTTGGAAGCCCTTCGTTTTAGGCTACTTACACGCGACGGCGAACTCGGCATCGGCTTTACTCCCGTCGAGGGCTACACCACCACCGTCAAAGAATACCTCGATGGCGCGAAGACCTTGGAAGAATGCCCCGCCCCGCTCCTTCCCCGCTACCGCGACGGCCACCTCCTCGGCGTCGAGAGCGTCCCCCGCATCCAGCAATGCGCCCGCTCGAAGGCCCGTGTCGTTTATTTCCACACCGCCGACAACCCCTACGGAAACCCCGAGGCCATGGAAACCGAACTCCGAGGCAGCAACCGCGAGCGAATCTTGATGCGAGCCTACGGCGTCCCCACCAAAGCGCGGATGTCCATGTTCCCGAAATTCCGCGAGAATGTGCATGTCGTCCCGCACGACAAAATTCCCACAGCGGGAACCGTCTTCCATTTCGTCGATCCCGGCGAAGGGAAAACTTGGGCCATGTTGTGGATTCGATTTTCCCCCGATGGCCGGTGCTGGATTTACCGCGAGTTTCCCGACCAGCTCGACTACATCGAAGGCGTCGGCTACCCCGGCCCGTGGGCCGAAGCCGATGGCAAGCTGCAAGACGGACGCCCCGGCCCCGCGCAAAAAGCCTGCGCCGGGTTTGGCTTCGAGGACTACAAGCGCCTCATCGAAGCCGCCGAGAAAGCCGACTCCGCCGAGCCCGCCGAGCGTTGGATGGATTCCCGCTACGGCAACACCCCCACCATGACGCACGAAGGCGTGCGAACTTTGATCGAGCAATGCAGCGAGCGCATCGGCCTCGACTTCCGCGCCACCAGCGGCCAAGCCATCGTCGAAGGCGTCACCCTCATCAACGACTGGCTCGCCTACAACGACGAAGCCCCCGTCGATGCCCTCAACTCCCCCCGCCTCTACATCTCCGAGCGTTGCCAAAACCTCATCTACGCCCTCAAGACCTGGACCGGCAGCGACGGCAAACGCGGTGCAACAAAAGACTGGATTGATATTTGTCGCTATATTGCGCTCTCCGGCGTCGAATACGAAGACCCCGCCTCCCTCCGCACCCGAGGAGGCGGGTGTTATTGATCTGTGAATGAGCTGGCACTTTTCGCAGGCGCTGGTGGAGGCATACTCGGAGGGAAACTCCTCGGCTGGCGAACCGTCTGCGCCGTCGAATGGGACGCCTACGCACGGGATGTTTTGGTCGCCCGGCAAAACGACGGATGCCTCGACCCGTTCCCGATCTGGGATGATGTTCAGACCTTTGACGGACACCCATGGCAAGGCCGTATTGATGTCGTGTCTGGAGGCTTCCCTTGTCAGGACATCAGCGCCGCAGGCAAAGGAGCCGGAATCGAAGGTCAGCGAAGTGGAATGTGGAAACACATGGCACGAATTATCGGTGAAGTTCGACCCCGTTTCGTCTTCGTGGAAAACTCACCAATGCTTGTGGGAAGAGGTCTTGCCGTGGTCCTCGGTGATCTTGCCCAAATGGGGTTTGATGCGCGATGGGGAGTTGTGGGAGCGCACCACTGCGGCGCTCCCCACCGCCGCGACAGAATCTGGATTGTTGCCCACTCCAACAGCAACGGACTACAAGGGGGGGCGATCTCCAGAGGGGGCCGAAAAAGCTGGGAGAGGCCCAACAAACGGACTTCGGGATTTTTGTCGCCTAGTGCTTGGGTGGAAGCGGCCAAAACCGGCGGCTTTGAAGTCACTCATGGGATGGCCGATTGGATGGACAGAATCCGCTGCATTGGCAACGGACAAGTTCCAGCAGTGGCTGCGCTCGCATGGGAAATCCTAAACTCAAATCCTCCCTCCGTGTCCTCTGTGTCCTCTGTGGTCAATCCCTCCCTTGACTCCCTCCCGTAAAATCTCCCTATCCATGAAACTACTCCGCCGCCGCGATGTCATGGCCCGTCTGGGCGTTTCCGCAAAGCAAATCACCAAACTCATCGACTCCGGCATTCTCCGCCCGATTCGCCGACAAGGAGCCCGCGCCTGGTATCGCGCCGCCGACCTCGAAAAACTCGCATGAGCACCAAACGCACCGACAACCACGGCAGCCTGAGCCGCAACAAGAAAAAGGAAAAGGAAACGCACCCCACGCACAAAGGCTCCTGCACCATCGAAGGCCGCGAGTATTGGATCAGCGCGTATGTGAACGAAAGCCGCGACAGCGGAGAAAAGTATTTCAAGCTCTACTTCGAGCCCAAGAAGCCCCGCGAGGATTCCCCCGCCGAGCCGCATTCCGCCTCGCTCTCTGAGTCTCCAGACATTCCCTTTTGAGTATGACCGCCGAGGAACAATCCGCCGCCTGGTGCGTGCCGCCCGAGGAAATCTGGTTTCGCGCCGTGCTCCTAAAAATCACCGACGCCATCGAGGACGCCGCCGAAATCACCTGTATGCCGCAGACCGCGCAGAATCCCGGCCTCCTCGCCCACAGCGCCGGTGGCCTCGAAGCCCTCCGCACCCTCCGCGAAGAAATCGAGCGCACCCGCTCCGAGGCTTTCCAAGCGAAGAAATAATCATTTTCCCGACGCCGGGAAAACGACCGGCCTAAGTGGGGGAGGCGTGCTGTGCCTCCCTTAAACCGCTCACCACCTCTAGGCCGGTCAACTTCCCCCTCTCCGTGCTCTCTGTGTCCTCTGTGGTCAAATCTTTTTAGCCCCCGTTAGCACCCATTAGCTCCCGTTAGCGCCCATTGCGCCAGCACCCCCTTCCGCTTCCTGCATTTCGCAGGCATTTCCTTCCTCAGCGCGAGGGCTGAACTGCTCGCCGCGACTCCGTGGAAACCGTGCGGAGCCGCATAAACCCTCAGTTCTGACACCGCGACTTGGACGCACCACAAACCATGGACCAGACAGAATCAGCATTCAGCATCGGCGAAGTCATCGACGCGCTGGGAGTCACCCTCCCCACCGTGGATGAGACATCTCCGGCGGCCCCCGAGGCCGACCAGGAAGCAATCGCGGATGAGACCCCTGACACCCCAACCGAAGAAACCGAGACCGAAGATTCCCCCGAAGATCCGTCCGATTCGTCTGATCCGTCCGACGAAGCCGACGAAGAGGAAACCGACGCCGACACCGACGACGAAGACCCCGACGAGGAGCCTGTAGAGGCCGAGCCCGCCGCTGTGAGGAAACTCACCAAGCGTGTGGACAAGCTCACCGCCCGCGCCAAAAGCGCCGAGGAGCAAGCCAACACCCTCCAAGCCGAACTCGCCGCCGCCCGGGATGCGCTCACAAAAGCCCAGCCCATCGTCGTGCAAGACGCCAGCGACCCCCTCGCCGATGTCACCACCGCCGAAATCCTCGAAAGCCGCCTCGCCGCCGCCAACACCGTCCTCGACAATGTGCCCGACCTCATTGCCAAGGCCGACATGGAAGGCGAAGTGGAAGTGCCCATGGGAGACGGCAGCACCCGCAAGTTCACGAAGCAAGAGCTTCAAGAGCGCCTGCGAGTCGCCCGCCAAATCCTTAGGGCCGAGCCCGCCCGCCGGAACTACCTCGCCCAGCGCGAGACCTTCCAGCACGAAGCCCGGCAAGTTTATCCCGAGCTTTTCCAAGACGAATCCCCGGCCCGCAAGATGATGCTCTCCACGCTGCAAGCGTATCCCGGCATCGCCAAGCTCCCGAATCTCGAACTCATCATCGGCGACGCCATTCGCGGCCAAGCCCTCCGCTTCCAGCAAGCCGAGGCCATGGCCAAAAAATCCGCAGCGGCCAAGCCAAAAGCTCCCGCCGCTCCCGCGAAAACCGCCGTCGCTCCCAAGGTTGTCAGCCCATCAGCCGCCCCGAAAACCAAGTCCAAAGCCGACCCGCTCGATCTGTTGAAGAAGTCCGGAAACCGTGATGCCGCCGAGAATTTCGTCGCCTCACTTTTCAACTAACCCAACCCAAAAACTCAAACCCCCAAAACTAACACTATGCCAGCTACCCCCATCACCACAGTCAAAGGCCAACGCGAGGATCTTTCCGACGCGATGGTCCTCATCGAACCCGGCGACACACCCCTGTTCAGCCTCTGCAAGAAATCAAAAGAGCCCGCGAATGTCCTCTTTTCTTGGCCCGCCGACCGCTACAACGACCCGCAAACCGCTGGCGTCCTCGCCAACGATGATGTCACCAGCTTCGACGACCAGCACGCGAACCGCGAACTTCTTTCAGGCCGTATTCAAAAAGTCCGCCGCAGCTTCCAGGTTGACGATCTCGTTGAGAATGTCGCCGACCTCGCAGGCGTTGGCAAAAAGCAAGCCTTCAACAAGGCCGCTGCCAAAGCCCTCGTCGAATTGAAAATCGACATCGAGTCCATCATGGGCAGCGACAACGACAGCCAGGTTCAATCCGGCTCGAACCCCTACCGCACCCGTGGTATCGGCGAGTGGATCAAATCCACCGCGCAAGGTGACACAGCCACCGCCGTCGCCGCCGCGTTCCGCACCCCCGCCGCGTCGATCAACACCACCGCCACCGCTTCTCTCACCGAGAACAATGTCATTGATGTGTTCGCCGCGCTCGTCGCAACTACGACCTCGTTTGCGGCACCAGCCTCAAGCGTGCATTCACGAACTTCATCCGCACCCAAACGGGCTCGACGAATGTCATGTCCTCCGTGCGCACCTTCAACAGCAATGTTTCCGACAAGAAGATCGTGAACACGATCGACATCTACGAAGGCGACTTCGGTGTGCTCTCGCTGCATGTTTCGACCTACCTCGCCCATGGCGCGGCAGCCGCCGTCTCGGCAGCCCGTGGCTATGTCCTCGACATGGACCTCGTATCCATCGGCTTCAACCGCAAGCCTCGCATGGAAGAGCTTGAAGACCGTGGCGGTGGACGCCGTGGCTTCTGCGACGCCATCTTCGGCGTAGCCGTCAGCAACCCCCAAGTCCTCGGAAAATTCGCGGCCACCGCGTAATACCCGCCCCCCAGCCCTTGCCGGTGGCCCCTCGTCTCAGGACAGGCCACCGGCAACCGGGCTCCCCTTTTTGACAATGGAAATCCTTAAAGAAGCCCTCAGCGACCTCCCCGGCGACCTCGCCGAAGGAGCGAAAAGCGAACTCTTCTCGCAGTGGAACTCCCGCGCCGTGCAGGCCGACGCCCGCCAGCACGCCATCGCCGCCGACCACGCCAAGCAAGACCTCCGCTCCATCGAGGGCGTGGGCGCTTTGACCCTCTCCGTTGACCCCCAAATTTATCACTTCTGGAATTGGAA